ATGGGGAGAGAAGCTAGGCTACCCTAAGGATAACTTCAAGGACTTCGAGGGTGGCCTCACAGAGGAGATGTTATCTTACTGCCATCGTGATGTAGAGGTGACTGAGCAGTTGTTCAAACACTTCTCTTCTCAGATCAAAGATAAGCAGTGGTCTCAAGCTATGCGTCTAGAGCATGACGTAGCAATAATCTGTCAAGAGATGCACGAGGGTGGCTTTGANTTCGACATCAACAGTGCAGAGGCAATGCACCTAGAGATAACTAAGAGGCTACAAGAACTAGAGGAACGTATNCATCAGGCCTTCCCACCTAAACTAGAGGCAGTCAAGGAGATCAAGTACCGTACTAAGGCTGACGGTGAGTTGTTCAAGAATGTAGCAGATGCTATCAACACCTACCCTAAGACGGAGATCGTAGGTGACATGCTGTTGTGTTACGACTACATAACATTCAACCCCGGTTCAACTAAGCAACGTGTCGAGAGACTATGGGATGCAGGGTGGAACCCTATCGACAAGACGGTAGGTCACCGCATGGCTATCCGTGACGGTAAGCTAGATAAGCTAGACTACTACGAGAAGTATGGTTGGACAGTATCAGAGGAGAACCTTAAGACACTACCTGAGAGCGCCCCTGAGGGTGCACATGCTCTCGCTGAGTGGCTCACCCTAGAAGGACGCAGAAGCACCCTCTCAGAGTGGCTACAGGCCTTCTCAAGTAGCAATGACACCCGTATCCACGGTCAGTTCATGCACATAGGATCTTGGACAGGACGTATGGCACACAGACACCCTAACATGGGCAACATCCCTAGTGTGTTCCACGGTCAACCTAAGACAGCAGTAGAGAAGGTGAAGGCAGACTATGACGGTAGGTTCAGAGACCTATGGACTACACCAGAGGGCTGCTATCTTGTAGGTACGGATGCCTCAGGTATCCAGTTACGAATACTTGCTGACATCATGGAGAGTAAGCAGTACATCAAGGCTATCATCGAAGGTAAGAGTGAGGATCAGACAGACATCCATAACCTTAACCGTAAGGCTCTAGGTCTTAATGGTATCACGAGGGACATGGCTAAGACTTTTATCTATGCCTTCCTACTAGGGGCAGGTACAGCTAAGATTGCACAGATCCTAAAGACTAACATGGGACAGGCAGGTAAGGCTGTAGCTAACTTCACTGAGAGTATTGAAGGCCTAGCTAAACTAAAGAAGAGAGTTATCCCTGAGATAGCAGGACAGGGTTACTTCAAAGGTTACGATGGACGCAGGGTTGTAGTACCCAGCGAACACAAGACACTAGCGGGTATGTTGCAGAACGGGGAGACCCTCGTTATGAAGTATGCAACTAGACGCTGGATGGAAGAGGCAAGTAACCAAGGGCTTGACTTTAAGGTATGCACTTGGGTACATGACGAATGGCAAACAGAGATAAGAGGGAGTTTAGAAGATGCAGAAAGGTTAGCTAAGATACAACGAGATGCTATCGAGTGGGCAGGACTACACCTAGGAATCATGTGTCCCCTCGCAGGAGAATCTTCCATAGGAAAATCTTGGAAAGATACACATTAACTATTGACACCGACTACTGTACGTATTAATATATAAGTATGGCCCCTAACAACCAAAGGAAAACCAATGCCTAAAACAACATATCAAGAAGTTACAACAACTGGTCCAATCGAATGGGCACGTCTCTCAGAGGGTAACCGAGACCTCGAAGGGTACGGTGGAGCATACCAGAAGACAGAGGGTGCTTACACAGTCAACCAAGTCCTCGACAAAGAGCAGATGAAAAAGCTCAAAGACTCAGGCTCACAGAAGCAACCTAACCAGAAGCGTATCATGGATGGTGAGATGGTAGTTAAGTACGTCCGTCCTCACAAGGTTGTCAAGAAGGACGGTGGAGTGCTTGAGCAAGCAGGTGGTGAGCCTAAGGTCACAGACAAGGACGGTAACCCTTGGACAGAAGACATGGGTGCTATCGGTAACGGTACTGTAGCTGAGTGCACTAACCTGATTACTACATTCACAGGTGGTGACGGTAAGCAGTACACCCGGACTAGCCTAGTCAGTGTGAAGGTACTCGAACTTGTAGAGTACATCAAAGAGAACGAAGCGGTGGGCTTCTAAATGAAAACCATCGACACGCTTGTTGCTGACATGCACGAGGTTATCAAGGGTGAAGGTGGTTGGTCTGGGGTAGTTGGTTCTACCCTAGGCTCTAACATCTCACAGGCTGCTAACCAACGCTTCAGTAAACCCCAAGAGCCTAGGGCTTACCTCTCACTGTCCTCTATTGGGACACCATGCAAACGTAAACTGTGGTACAAGGTCAACAAGTCTGACTCTTCTATCCCACTCAATGCCAGTACCTTGTTCAAGTTCTTCTACGGTGACATGATCGAAGAGCTGGCACTAGCCATTGCTATCGCAGCAGGTCACGATGTTAAAGGACAACAAGATCGTCTTGATGTTCACGGTATCAAAGGCCATCGTGACTGTGTGATTAATGGTATGACTGTAGACGTTAAGTCTTGTAGTTCCTTTGCCTTCAAGAAGTTCAAGGACGGTACACTACGAGATGACGATGCCTTCGGTTACATCAGTCAACTTAGTTCTTATGTCTATGCAGGTAAGGATGATCCACTTGTAACTAACAAGACACAAGGTGCTTTCCTTGCTATCGACAAACAGAACGGACATATCTGCTTAGATGTGCATGACTTCACAGAGGACTTAAAGACCAAAGAGCATGAAATGCTAGAGGCTAAGGCACTTGTAGCAGGGGACATCCCTGAAGAACGCTACGAACCAGTGCCTCAGTCCAAGTCAAGTCCGAACACTAAGCTGCCTATGATGTGTAGCTACTGTGAGTTCAAGAAAGAATGCTGGCCTGAGGCTCGTAAGTTTATCTATAGCTTCGGTCCACAGTTCCTAGTTGATGTCGTGTATGAGCCTAAGGTTCCAGAGGTTCCGTTGGATGAGGAGTAAGCTACGCAAGAGAGCACTTCTTGCTGGCTACCGATCAGGCCTAGAAGAGGATACAGCAACCTTCCTTAAAGAGAAGGGTATCCACTTCGAGTACGAGAAACTAAAGATCAAGTGGGTAGATCCTAAGATAAAGACCTACACACCTGACTTTGTTCTTGACAATGGTATAATAGTTGAGACAAAAGGACGGTTCATTTCTTCGGACAGAGCTAAACACTTAGCAGTTAAGTCTCAACATCCTGAGTACGATATAAGGTTTGTCTTTACGAATAGTAAGGCAAAGCTATACAAGGGCAGCAAGACAACTTACGGTATGTGGTGCAAGAAGCATGGCTTTCAGTACGCAGATAAAGTTATACCTGAGACATGGTTAAGAGAAAGGAAAAGGAAATGAGTATCACCTTGCATAAGGTTCTCGAAGGTCCATTCGAACATCCAGATTATACTATCGACAGCACAGGTGAACATCCTTATTGTGTAGTTTACTTAGCTGAGGTTGACGGTGAGCTAGAGCACACTGAAATGTTATACGATAATTTCGATGATGCTTATACTGAATCAAACAAAGTATCTTCAAACATTGAAGGGGTCACCATAGGCGGTGACTACGTGTACGATGCGTGATCTTTCAAATACAAATAAGGTAAACTAATGTTCGACTACAAAGGGCAACTAGAGTTACTCATAACTAGCTACGGATTGCTTGGCGTCCTAGCTAGGGCAGACCTAGAAGAGGTAGAAGTCTTAGACATCCTAGTTAACAGGGGTGACATTGACCTAGAGGATTTCTTCTTTCAAGATATGCCAATCGAAATGATGGACAATGATAATTAAACAAGGACTATACAATGATTACACAAGAGGACATTGATGCCTTCAAGATCGTAGATGTATCAGCCACTGACTATTCATACTGGGTAGAGGAGAAGATCCTGACCCAAGGTAAGGACCGTCTAGTTGAGAATGTCTTAGGCCTAGTAGGGGAAGCAGGAGAGGTGGCTGAGAAGGTCAAGAAGATGGTGAGGGACAACAAGTCAATCAACCAGAAAGATATTGTAAAGGAGTTAGGTGATGTGTTGTTCTACACTACAGCTATTGCTAACTACTTCTACAGTGACCTACAGTCAGTGATGCAGACTAACATGGATAAGCTAAATGACAGGCAGTTGCGAGGTGTTCTGCAAGGCAGTGGAGATAACCGATGAAGAAGAGATGGGTAAATAATATATTCGTAAGGTTCATGCGATACTGTGTGATGTGGTCAGAGCATCGACAGGCAATCAAGATACTGAACCAACTGTCCGATAGGGAACTAAAGGACATTGGCATTAGCCGAGAAGACATTGACCGGATGGTCTGGTTAGAAGAAGATAAAACAATGCGAGGACGTGGTGAATGAGCAACCTACTACCAACAGACTACCAGACTTTCATTGCTACCTCACGGTACGCACGGTGGCTAGACAAAGAGGGACGACGAGAGAACTGGGGTGAGACAGTATCCCGTTACATCGACAACATCGTTAAGCCTGTAGCAGGTGACAACAGTTACATCAAGCAGATCGAAGAAGCTATCCTTAACCTTGAGGTGATGCCATCTATGCGATCACTCATGACAGCTGGTCCTGCCGCTGCACGAGACAACACCTGCATGTATAACTGTAGCTACCTACCCGTAGATGACCTTAAGTCCTTCGATGAGGCTATGTTTATCTTGCTCTGTGGTACTGGTGTTGGGTTCTCCGTTGAGAGACAGTTCATCAGCAAGCTCCCAGAAGTGCCTAAGCTCTTCGAGAGTGAGTCTATCGTTGTCGTTAAGGACAGTAAGGAAGGTTGGGCTAAGGCTCTCCGTCAAGTTATT